AATCGCCTTGATCAACCTTAATCTTTACATGATCAGCGGTAACCTCCTGTGTTTCACCCAAGTCACCAAGAGCTTCATTCAGCTTTGAAGTCCATGCATCTTTGTCAATATCAACGTCTCCATCAACAGAAGCTTTCAGTCCTTCAAGTGTCACATCATCAGTTGTAGTCTCTGCCGCCGCCCTGTCAATCGCTTCTGCAAGTTCAGGAGGCAACTGACTGCGGACCGTTTCATACATTGGATTGCTCGGATCCGTAAGTGATGCTTTTAATTCATCACTTCCATTCTTCCAGATCTGATTAGCATAGTTCTGCCATGTTGCAGACGTATCGCCAGCAGCTGCTCCAACCTCAATAGCATCATTAAATGAATCCATAAGGCTTTGCGGAACTGCTTTCCCCGCTTCCCGGTAATCGTCAATTAGGCCCTGCATCTGTGTTACATCAGGTTTCATGCTCTCATACATGGTACTCAAAGCATTCTGATCTTTATCTATTACGGGTCCTACACCAGCAACCTTTCCGTTTCCAAACTCATTGAATCCGTACATCAATGCACTGGTCAGTGCAGAAACATTTCCTTCTTCTGGATGTTCGAGTTGTAGCAACTGCTCCAGTTGGCTTTGCGCCGTGTTAATTGTATACTGCGTATTTTCCGCAAGGCTCTGCCTGTTGCTCTGAATCTTCTCAGCATATGCAGAATTCAAAGTGTTCGAACCAAGCTGTAAGCTCTTAGACAGTTCGTTTCCTTCCTGTCCTTTTACATACCAACCAGTCATTTCGTGATACTGCTTATTCTGAGCAGATGTGATTCTTCCGGCTGATTCCATCGAATTAAGCTCTGAATACCACTGCTCAACATCTGCCTGTACACTTTCCTTTGCCGATTGCCTCTGATCTCTCATTGCTCCCAGTAAGTCAGTGAATGAGCCACTTTCCAGATCAGCTGCATTCAAGCTCCCGTATTCCTGATTTATCCAGTCCCATTTTGCCTGTGCTTCCGATTCCTTCCACCGGGCAGTTATGCTGTTCATTTTTTCCTGCAAAGCACTGATGGCGCCTTCTTCATCTGCATCTATGATTCCATCTTTCAGTGCCTCAGAGACCTTTTGTGATAACTGGCTAGATAATCCATCCAATTCAACATAATCCGCTGTAGCCCATTTCTCGATGTTCTGGGCTAATGTCTGTCCCTCTTCCGTACCTCCGAGATACGTCTGAACGTGGATATGCGCTGCAAACGTCCGACTTTCCAGTTCTTCAATCTTGCTCTTAACAAAAGTTTCGATATTACTTGTGTAATCTTCCTGTTCTTCAGTCGTAAGTTTAATACCAACTCTGCTCTTAAACTCCAGAACGTCATTGGATTCCAGCGCCTTCTGGGCATCTTCTCGAAGCTTATCAGCGTTCTTTACCTCATTTAAGGCAACTTCCACATTGGCCAGGTACTTCTGATCAAGAATTCCAGAAGCAATGTCCTGCACTTCCTGAGCCGATAGTTTGATGTTTCCAAAATGTTCTTCCAGATTACTGTTCAAAGCTTTCTGGTTATAGTTGTCTACTGCAACACCAATTCCAACTACTGCCGCTGTTACTGCCGCTGCCGCAAGTCCGAATTTCGCCGCTGTCGGAACCATTGCTCCCAGATCACTTATGAACGCTCCAACACTTGGCGCTGTCTGTGCTGCAAGTCCAATGCTTTTAATAGCATTTCCGATAGGCTGTAAGGTGGTCGCAATATTCTTTGCATTTCCAAGAAGCCCAGTTGCTCCTTTAGCGATCAGCATAGAGCTGAGCACAGAAGAAAGGCCTGCTTTCTTTCCTCCCGGAAGAATAGCAGACGCGCTAGAGAATAATGTTCCGAGGCCGGAAGAAATCAGATGTTTCCCATCTCCGCTAATCCAGTCGGCAAAAGGCTGACCGATAAGAGTATCCCATGCAATATCCATCTTTCCGAACATATCCGCATTCTGCCACTCATCAGATGCCGTCATGGTCCCGATAACTGTCTTCATGTGTGCTGCTTTTTTGTCCACAGTGTCCATAAAATCATTCAGAGCAACCGTCACAGCCGGCATTGCGTCCGTAATGGAATCAACGAATCCTCTGACATAAGGAGTAAGTCTCTGTCCAAAACTGTTCTGAACACCCTCTACAGCCGACTGCATAAGAGTCATAGAGCCTGCCAGGTTGTCCAACATGGTGTCAGCCATATCCTGTGCTGCATCTTTTGAATTTCCGATAGCGTTGGAAAGATCGTTATAATCCTGTTCTGAAGCATTGATGATAGCAAGCATACCGCTCATAGCCTCTTTTCCGAAAATGGTGGATGCCGCCGCTGTCTGTTCAGTTTCAGAAAGACCTCCTAAACTGCTTCGCAAATTATCCATGACACCTTTCAGTGTTTTCATGTTTCCTGAGCTGTCGGTCAGGCTAATACCATATTTGTCCATAGCCTCTGCCATGCTGTTAGTTGGTGCTGCCATGTTAGCCAGGGACGTCTTTAAGGCTGTACCGGCCATGCTTCCTTTAATTGAACTGTTAGCCATAAGTCCTAATGCCAAAGAAGTATCTTCGACGCTATATTTCATGGCTCCTGCTACCGGGGCAACATATTTGAATGATTCACCCAGCATGCCTACGTTTGTATTCGAACTAGCGGACGCCTTTGCAAGGACATCCGAGAAATGACCGGCATCTCTTGCTTTCAGTCCAAAAGCTGTCAAAGCATCCGTAACAATATCCGAGGTGCTTGCCAGATCTTCGCCGGAAGCTGCTGCCAGGCTCATAATACCGGATATACCAGCGGTCATTTGTTCTGGTTTCCAACCTGCCATAGCCATGTAATTAAATGCCTGAGCCGCTTCAGTAGCAGTAAACTTCGTAGTTGCACCCATTTCCTGTGCTTTTGCGGTCAGATCATCAAACTCTTTCCCTGCAGCGCCAGATATAGCCTGGACCTGCGACATCATACTCTCAAACCCTTTGTATGTATTCACAGTATCAGCCAGTCCTGCGCTCACTCCAAGGAATGTTGCGCCCTGTGCTATTGGATTCTTTGCAGCATTTAAAACCGCTCCCATTGGAGCAGTAGCAGCATCTACTATACTCATAGTTGCCGTAAAAACGCTTCCGTCCCAGGCTTTTGCTTTGTCCCTCACATCGTCGATGATCGGACTTGCATTATCATCTGCCCCCAGTTCCGCTGTCCCGGAAGTTCCATCGAATGTGGCCACTGCATCTTCGGCACTTCGGATTATCTCCGTGGCTGTATCATCAGCTTCCACTGAGGCCACAGCCACTTCACCATTCAAGGCGGCCAGTGCATCCTCCACATCCATAATTTGCATCGTAGCATTGTCGTCCGCAGTAAGCTCTACTACCGCTTCATTTCCGTTTAGAACAGACAGTGAATCTCCAACACTATTTACCACCCCGGTGGCATTATCATCCGCCCCCAGTTCTACATCAGTACTTGTTCCGTCAAGGGTTACTGCTGCATCCTCGACACCAGATATTTCGGCAGTAGCATTGTCGTTTGCTCCTATCTCAATATCTGCTGAAATTCCTCCTACTCTTTCAGCTGCATCTTCGACTCTTGAAAGAACCGGAGTGGCATTGTCATCTGCCGAAACTTCAATAGAGTGCTCACGTCCAAGCGTTCGTTCCACTCTCTCTGCTGTTCGTTCAATCCCTCTGGTTTTTAATCCAGATGACAGGATCCGATTTACCTTCTGGGCGGCAGTGGCCAGGGTGTTCATCTTATTCGTGATATTTGATAGGCCAGGGTCTGTATTATCATTCACAGATACAGGAATTTCAATTCTAATTGTTTCTCCCATTTACCATGTCACCCCTTTTTCGTATTCGCCTCGATCCATAGCCTGGTTGAAGCAAAAAGAAAAGCCCTCTCTCCAGAGGGCAGACTCATTACTTCACTCGGCAATAAACCTTGGCGTTGAAATATGTGGTGGAGCAATGTTGACTTTCCACCGGCCATAATCAGTTTTTTGCAGTTTCAGCCTTCACTTCTTCATTATTGAAACCATTAACATCATCAATAATCTCCATAATGCGGTCTTTTTCTCCCGGAAGGAGAACAGCGTCAATTACATCGAGAGCATTGATAATACAGATGCCTTTTGCTTCCAGGCCCTTTTTGACAGCCGGATTATCCCACAGTTTGGCCTTGTCTTCTTCCGTAGTAGAGTTGTAGATCACGGAAGCCCTGTACTTTGGCATATCCAGTTCGTCCGCAACCCGGATGCCCTGGCGGCGATTCTTTGTATATTTTGTGTATTTTTTTCGAATATCTTTTAACATTTCATCAGTCAGCGAATGAATACTGAAGGAGAAATACTTCCGTTCGTTACGAATGATCTCGATCTTCTTTGTGTCATTTGCTGCATTATCAGCAGCTGCCAATAATCCTTCCAGATAATCATCCTCGTTTGCAAGGATAGTTTCTCTTTTCTCTTCCTCAGTTAATTCCGGATCCATAAAGTCTTTATTTGCCATTTCTTTTCCTCCTGTTAAAAACGAGGGGCTGATGCCCAGCCCCTCTTAATAGAAATCAGATTGTCAGTTTGCTCTTATTCTCAACCTTGCCATTGCAGTGCAGGGCAAAAGATCTTTTCAGCACATCGCCTGTAGCTACGTTCTGGATATCGCTGTCTCCGGAAAGGATACACTCTCTGTAGGTCACACGTTCCTGTGATCCATTTCTTCCTTCGATAACTCCTGTAAACATCAGAACAGGAGATTCTCCGTTTGCAATAGCATTGATAACCGCATTAAACAGCTCACCATCAAGAACTACGATTTCGGAAATGTTTACGGTAACTCCTACGGTTCCATTAACCTCAAGCTCTCTGTTCTGGCCAAGAGGCGCATATTTGTAGTTATTAAATGAACCTTTAGTAGTGAAACTTTCAACCTGTGCAAATGGTTTTCCAGCAGAGTTATAAAGCATCGCATCTTTGCCAGATCTGCTGTGTCTGGCATCAGTATCCGCACTTTTATTCAGCATTATTTATTCCTCCTTTTCTTATTCACCAGATGCAGCAACAATAGTGCTGAACTGGAAGTAGTAATTCAGATAGATGTGCTCTGCAGAATCCAGATCGATCACTTCGATATCAAATCCACAGGTATCTCCATCAGTAGTAACAGTTGTAGATTCAGTTACATTGCCGTACTGGATCTTTCCTTCTGCCTCCATGGCATTGCAGATACCCTGGATAGCTGCCATGATAGTGGCTCTTCCGTTTGTATCGTTATCAACCTTTCCAACCAGTGCGTCAGCTGCTGCATTTGCTCTGTTCAGAAGTTCATAACGGGTCTTTGTTCTACGGATTTTCTTCCATCCACTGTCGTGGTTGGCATCCGGATGAACCAAGGTATTAACACCATTGTCAAGCCATACAGCCCCATCAGAAGCCGTAGAGAGGACCAGACAGCCTTTTTCTTCAGCTACTTCCATCTCTGTATTTGTAAGGATTTCATTCAGAACGCTGTATCTGCTAAGAGTAGCGTGTGTCACGGACTGGTTCGCAGGAGTCGCAGCTACAATACCCGCAATATATGCAGCCACCTGATATCCTTTCAGCTCTTCATTGCCGGCATTGGCATTCGCATTCAGCGGTGCAATTACGTTTTCAGTGTCGAAGCTTGAGATCGATGTCATTCTGTCTTCCAGTGAAGAGGAAGGTTTTGGAGTAACAATCGCCATTCCAAAAGAACCTGCCAGATAAATTCTGTCAAGGAATGCAGCTACCAGTGCATGGACAGCGGCGTCTTCTGTATCAACGCAAATGGTGTTGAAGAAGTATTTCTCCACTTCTTTTAATCCAGCACTGTAGTCTGCGTTTGTTACTGTCGGATCTGCGCCATCTGCGAAAGCGGACTGGCTAACCGCTGTAACGGCTCCTGATGCATCAGTAATATCAACTACAAAGTTCTTTGAGGAAGCAAATGCTTCTTTCAGCGCAGTAGCTTCTTCTGCTCCTGCTGCAAATGTTACCTTTTCGAACTCAGAGCCATCCAGATATACGATGCACTCCTTCTTTGAGGAATCGCCAAGCTTCTCTCTGATTGTTGCTGTAAATTTTGCACCGCTTGGATATTTTGTTGAAAGCTTTGCCTTGCCTGTTGCACAAGCAAGAGAGGCGCTGCCAACCGTACCACCGTTTCCTACTCGAACAGCGATAAGTTTGACAGCGCCTCCATAGAACGCTTCTCTTAATGCATCTGTGGTGCCTCCAGTACCAAAGGTATTTTCATATCCTTCAGATGCCGGAAGAACTGTAGCTTTTCCAAGTGGTCCGATCGAAGACTTGAAAAGCACTGCTACAACACCATCAATTGCTCCAAAGTTTGTTTCGTCCCCTCTTTTCTGCACATTGAAGTATGCACCGGGACGGATTTTGTTTTCTCCAAGAGAAAAATAACCTGCCATTTATTCGACCTCCTTTTTCATGAATCTATCAATGATCTGTTTCGCTTCCGCAACAGTCATTTCTGTTTTTTTGCAACCCTTAAAGGCTGCTACTGCGCATTCGCGAGGAACTCCAAACACTTTTGCGCTTGCATATTCAAGTTCCTGAATGGTGTACTTGTCAGCGGACGGCTGTACTGTTTGTGTCGCAGCCGGTGTCTTCTTGATATCTTTTTCTGCCATTGCTTACTCCTTTCATGTAAGATCGTTGATTGTTACGCCTGATATACCAGGCTGTTTAAATGCGTCTTTTAAGCACGCATAATACCCTGTCAGAGACATCTGCCCCTCTCTAAGGTAATCAGCATTGTTGTTCATTTTCAGAGCTTTCACGGCCATTGGGGAATCATCAAACATGATGATCTCTTCATCCTTCGCTAAGCTCTGGTGAAGTGCGGCCATCATCTTCAACCGCATTGACGGTTTCGGACACAGGAGATGCACCGAAATAACCGCATTGAACCACGACAAGCTACTCCTACAATGACCATCTGTGCTGTCAATTGATTTCAGTCCAGAATAGAAAACAGGAGTATCTGCCGGAATGGTGTATTCTGATAACTCATCAATTCCAAAAACTATGCATTCTGGGAAAAGATTCTTAATATACCTGTTCAACGCCATAACAGGATCGGGATCCGTAGTTTCCTGCGCGGGGTATTCCAGAATATCGAACGCAATTTCTTTGCACAGCACTGCGTTTCCTTCCAGGATGTAAGGTTCGCTTCTGGCCCATGCAAAGCACATAGGTGCCTCCCTTTCCGGTTTCATCACCACGTCCTGAAGACAATTCCTGATAGCAACTTCCATCTTCTCTACTTCAAGCGGATCCATGATGTCGTACAATGCGACAGTAAGCTGGCCAGATGAAGACCGCTTTGTATCCACCTGTTTGTTGAAGACGTAAGAAATCCTCGGATACTGGTTTTTTCCATTCCATCCTTCCTGCTGATCAGTAGGAAACTCTGTATTAAAGATAGCTGGCTTATCTGCGTACTTGGCCAGGGTCCCGTTCAGAAGGTTGTCCTGAGATAATCTTCTATACAGCAACTGATTCAGATCCATCTTCTACACTCCCCTCATGCACATTTACCGTTTCCATTCCGTCAGAGGAATATCTGATAGTCCACATTCCTTTTTTAATAGCCTCAGCCTGGATCACGAAATGATTCTGGATATTCTGTGTTTCTGGCAGGAATAAAACTGTGATGGTGTCAGCAGTTGCTTCTGTCACTATTCCGGACTGCGCTTTATCCCAGGTTTTATTTTTTGCCGAAATAAGAGAGCCCCTTCCGATTTCAGCAAGATTTATAACTTTCTTTGTTTCTTCAGTCAGTAACATTTACCCTCCTAACTCCGAGAACAATGCCAGAATCTCCGGCATTGCAGTTTCTTTGATTTTTTCAACATAAGGACGGGCTGCCATTTTGCTTGTTCCATGTTCCAGGTACCCTGCGTAATGCATTCCAGACTGGATTCCGAATATGCCATTTCCTCCACCGCCAGAGCTGTACATATTCCAGTTCCTTCTCAGGTTTCCGCTCCTTACTCCAGGTGGACTTCCAGGAGCCGAAGGACTTGGATTGGCCAAAACCGTAAGAGCGGCATTCCTGAGTTCATTGGCCCCCTGCATCATCTTTGCATCAACCTGTCGTTTGGTTTGCTCTACGCGGTTCTTTACTTCTTCCTGTACGGCTGCCGCTGCTGCCTCCGGACTCATTTCAAATCATTCCTTTCTTCGAGATAAGCAATGCCGGCAACCCCAAGGTCTCCGGCATTATCAACAGCAAGAACTAAATATGCTTTTTCCTCGTATGCAAGAATATCTGACTTTTTGAGATCGCATCTTCCAGATACCACAAGGGTATGCGTTAGAGAATGCAGTTTCTGGTCCCATAGGTGTTTTGTCAGCTCCCTCTCATTCGAAGTCGCCTGTGCAAGAATTCCATCCACTATAGTTCCCGTGTCCTCATATGAGTTCTTTGCATATCCATCTACATTGTCCACATGCATCTTCAATACCCAGAAGCTCTTCCAGAGATTTCCTGGGCGAAGGTACATTACGTTTCCGAACATCATATATCTTCCCCCTCTGTCTCCTCATGTGACATCATTCCGGCATAAAAATAAGGCGGTGTTATCCGCCCTGTTTCTGGATTTTCTGCCAACGGAAGAATTGCTTCTACCGAAGCTGCACTGGCTTTCAGATCTTTTTTCAGGTCCTCATACATTTCTTTCCATAGTTTCGCCCGTTCTCCCATGGACAAGGAGAGCGGGCCTACTTTCGTATCAGGTTCAAACGCAAACTTGCGCATAATGCTTTCAAGGCATCGGAGTTTTGCCTTTTTCCATTGTCTTGTAGTCGGAATCTTTTCTGGAAGTACCGCATTGTATTCCTCATCGCAGAGCGCACAAGTCTTTTCTTTTCCCTCGACCATTACATCTCCGAGTTCAAAACGCATACGGTCTTTTCCGTATTTAGCAATATTCCCCGGTTCGTACTGATATGTTCCAGGCATCAGGCATCACCTGCGCTTTTCTCCAGTTCCCCAAGGCTCTTCGCCTTAGTTTCAGCTTCTTTCTTTACAGCAGTTCTCGAATCTACTGCATTCAGAAAGATAAGCACTGCATTATCCTCTACAGTGTCTCTAATATGAGCTACAGCATCCTTCTGGTTCATCTGCATAGTTTTTACTGCTTCCTGAAGCTGAGACTCTGTAACGTCCAAATCGAAGCTCTTATCTCCTTTTACGATTTCGATTTTGAAGAATACTTCTCCGACTGATGCCACGCATTCCTCAAGCGTTTCAACCGGAATACCGTCACGAATCACAGTCAGCACTCCCATTTTTTCAAGAGCTACCGGATCAGTGACTGCTTCGGCCGGGATTTCCTCTCCGATGAAGTATCGTTTTCCGCTCAGAGTGCATGGTTTATTTGCAACAAGCTTCATATGGCACCTCCTTAGACTGCAGATTTGTAGAATCTCGCCAGATCATCGGATGTCTTATGCATATCTGCTGCCATAAGTCCTTCTACATATTCTGTATGTGTTCCATTCTCACCAAGATAGTTCAGAATCGGAAGTATCTGTCCATTTCCAAGCATATCCCAAGTGAAAATGTAACCAGCAGACGGTTCATCAATGCTCGGTGCATTTGTGGCATAGGCAAGAAGGAATGCATCCGGATCTCCGATATACTGCATATTTTCATCTTCTCCCATGCTGGCATTGTTCATGATGGATTTAAGCACCACGATCTTTTCTACTCCGAAGAGCTGTGCCAGAACATTTTCTGTTACAGACGCTGGGTTTGCAGTGCTTCCGCCATATTTAACCCTTTCAAGGATTGCCGGATGCACCTTCAGGGCATTGAATACATTGATACCAAGACCGAGACGGTTCGGCATGCGTCCTGTCTGCTGATTCATGCTTGTCTTCTCGCTATCGATAAATGCAATAGGATCAGAGTTTGCATTGCTGAATTTAATGAACTGGTTTGTGCTTGGAGTGGTGTTGTCTACTCCTTCAAGTTCATTCTTCCATGCGCCGGCTTTGAAGTAGCTTTCCGCAAACAGACGATCCTGATGGATATTTGCCTGTTCTGCAATGGTTTTTACTCTCTGCTGTTTCGGCTGCATTGTGGTTGGTCCCTGTCTTCTGCTGAGATCGGTCTGGCGAATCTGTTCGATTCCCATGATCATCTGGTCTACCTGGCATACATAAGGTTTCATACTCTCGCCTACTACTGTAGGATCAACTTTTCCATAAGCAGGTTTTCTTCTCCAGTTATCTCTCAGCAGATCTTCCTTGCTGAACTCATAGTAGTTATCAGAAGAAAGGCTTACCGGACAGGTTGGGAAAAGAGCCTTTGCAAAGTAGTTAGCTGCATTCTGGTAGTATGCCAGAGCCATGTTTGTAAGTGCTGTGTGGGGTCTGAATACGCCTTTTGCGATTTCAGACTGGATTCCTGCTGCTGTGTTTCTCATTAATATTTTCCTCCTTTATCAAGATTATGCTTTTGCCTTCTGGTATTTAGAAAGCTGCAGTCTGCTGTATCCTCCGGCAGATACATTGTTAAGAGCTACACCGATTACGTAATCGCCAGCTGCCGCAACTGCTGCTTTTCCTCCGGTGGTCGCAGTAACCTCCTGCCCTTTCTTGATCTCAGCGGAAGCAATGACGAATCCGATATCCTTGATCAGAATATCAACGTCTTCGCCCTCTTTAACTTTTCCAGCTTCTGCACCGGAAATGTCATTATATCCACCTTCGATAATAGAAACGCCAAGCAGAGGTGCTGTGCCATCGGCAGCGACAACCACATTACCATCAGTATCGTATTTCAGAATAAGGTTACGGATATCAGCAACATCTGCTCCTGCCTTTTCGGAAATAGTTGGTGACTGGTTGATCTGTGTTCCATTAAAATTTTTACCCATTATCATTCGCCTCCTTCTTAGTATCCGGCTTCGTCTTCGTACTCAGCCATAAGCTCCGGATGTGCTTCCCAGGCTTTTGCCAGTGCCATGTTATATGGCATGGAAGGATCTTTTTCAATCAAACCCTTTGCAATCGTATCGATTTTTCCTTCTGCTGCAGACTTCTTGACTGCAGCAGTTCCGCCAGAGAATGATTTACCGATTTCTCCGAACACTCCAGAGTTGTTGACCATTGCCACATTTCTGTCGAGAATGCTGATCATGTCATTGTAGGCAGTTCCGCCTGCACTTTTCAGTGTCTTCAAGGACTTAGCCAGTTCTTCCGGTTTCTCTCCAAGAACTTCGTACTTTTTAGCAACTGCATAAAGTTCTCTGTCTTCCGCTTCTTCCGCTCTTTTCTCGAGAGCTTCCAGCTTTTCTCTCACAAGAGGATGCAGTCCTTTGTAAATATCATCGTCAGTATTTTGTTCTGGCGGTGTAAAAGATTTCTTTGTATCTGTTTTCTTTTTAGCTCCTTCATCATCGAGAACGTCTGGATTTTCCTCTTTTTCGCATTTCTGCGGTGCTTTCTTCTCGATAGACGGATCCTCGTTTGTCTCTACGGCAAACTTTTTGATAAGTTCATCATATGTCGCTCTTTCCTCAGCAGACATTTTTGACTTGTCGATTTTAATCATGTCTTCCAATTCTCCTTTCGTTTCTACGGATTTCTGAATGATTTCCTCCAGATTGCTATGTGCTTTCATAACCATAGGAAGATCTGTTTCGTCAGGTGCATCCAGATTCTTTTTGATTTTTGCAGATGTTCCGCCAGCCCATCCGGGAATGTATTCCTTCATAGCTGTAGCGAACTGTTCAATGCTTGTATCCATTGCACTCTGCTTCCCGCTGCTGTCCAGTTCTGGGTCGCACAGGATTGAATTAAGTGAATTCTGCAGGGCGTAACATACGGACCAGATTTCATCCCGGATTGCGTCCATGCTCACAGCGTTGATCTGTTCATCGAAGGTTGTAGCTGATTTCTGCACTTCTCCGCTGATCCAGTTCAGGAATCGTTTAAACAGTCCGATCTCTGGGTCTGGTGTTTCCTCTGCTTTGTTCTTGCCTTTCAGCAGTTTAATGTCAGCTCTCTGATTTGCGCCTTCATCAACAAAATCTACTTTACCTACTTCCAGGCCTTTCAGTTTTGTTGCCACAATGCTTCCTCCTTTCGCTTTTATTTATCAAAAAAGCACCCTTTCGGATGCCTATTGATCACATTTATTTAATTCCGTGCCACGCTGTCTGAAGCAGAAATCCTAAAAGATACCAGATCTTATCCTTTATCTTCTTCATGCAGATTTCTTCTCCGAGCTGAGCATCTACACATGTAGATGTTTCAATGATCTCAAAACCATTTCGAAGTACGCAACGAACCATTACCGTCTTATAACCTACGGTACTGGTTTTGGTGTAACTGATAAAATCATTCACCATGTGTTCTCCTATTAATACGCCAGATATCAGTTTCGGATCCTCTTGAACCTGCATATAAGACTGTTCGAACACATCTTTCGGAGACCAGCTGATATATCCATCCGGATATTTAACTACATATCCCGGATTGCCATCATCTGAACCTCCAAACCTTCTTCTTGCTTCTTCAATGGTATCGCAGGCACCTGTTTTTAATGCCTGTGCTTCTGCAAGAGTTGCTTTTTCTGCCTCAACAAGCTTTGTTCCAATATACTTATTCATTGTTTACTTCTACCCTTTCTGCTTTCCCTTCAATGGAGAACATGCTGTAAGTTCCATCTTTTACCTTCTCCCAAACATCCGCATCTGTAACCTGGAAGCCAATCCACCAGCCAACAGGGAGTGTACCTTCTGGGATTCCCATTGCCGCCATCTTCTCTTCCGTAAATACAACACTCTCGATCAGATAAGCAACCCCGCCTCTTTCGTGCATCTCTCCACCTTCCCGGTAGAGATCAACAAACTTGTAAGCGGCACTTTCAAGTTCATCAGGCTCTATGATGTCGCCCTGCCAGTCTTCCAGAGTTTCTCCATTCTCAGCAATGGCAACACTAGCCCAGCCGAATGCCTGCATTTTTTCATTATTTGTCTTCTTTACCTGGAACTTTCTTTTTGTTACCTCCGGCTTTCCAACCGGTTCGTCCCTTATTTTCATTATTTCATTGAATGTTTTCATTTTTCACCCTCACATACTTCACCGCACATTTACAGCGCGGGTGTAATGGTGGAATAGACGTTGTGATTTCTCTCCTTCCGGATACCGTTTTGAATTCATCATCCATTCCTATCTTAGTTCCTTCAAGAGCTGCACATGATGCGCAGACATGGCCGTTCAAAGCCGTTGACCACTCTTTTTCCATCTCCGGAAGGTTCCCTGCAGTTACCGCTTCCCTCACAAAGGCATCTGCACCATGGTTATAGGCTTGCGCTATTTCCGATCTGGCTATAGTCTCTGCCCTATACCGTTGCTGTCTTTCTGCGTATTTCGAAGCAGCTTCCCTCGCTTTCCGCTCAATTGACTCAGGTTTCATTCTCGGATGATCTGTTGTCAGCCTTTCCTTGATGGAGTTGTAATATTTGAGATTCGCTGCAGCCTGTCTCTCTGTTAGTCCTATTGTCGGCCGGATATATCTTGCCGTTTCAGCACTGCTCATATTAAGAGATTCAGCTTCAGCAATCAGATACCGGATTGCGCCCACCTGCTCATTACAGCAATTTGTTATCAAATCTCCCGTATGATCAACAATCCAGCTTCGAACCCAGCTCTCAGAGCTTATTACATCTTCTGCTCCACAAAAGAGGGAATTGTTTTTCCACCCTTCAAGAAACGCTTGTTCCCATACAGGTGTCATTTTTTCTGACAGCATCTTCGAATAATCCTGGAACCATATATCAAAAAGGCTTTCCGGATCCGTTTCTCCTATTACGATTTCTCGCAGTTCTCTGTACAGCATGACTGCTGCCTGATCCTGCCAGAATCGAACAAGCCATCTTACTGGTTCATCCACATTCCCTTCAAGATAAACGTCAAGCGCATCCAGTACTCTCTGTGATTCTTCGCTTTTTTTAACAGCCCTTGATCTTGGCCGTATTTTTCGCATCATCAAATCACCTGCCTAACCTTTTCTTGGCTTCCTCAGCATCTTGATTCTCTTCTGGATCCACCTCTGGTCCATCAGGTTCGTTTACTGTCTTTTCTGGTGCTCTGCGCTGCGCTTCTCGCCGTTCATCTTTTTCTCTGGAATCTGGAACTTCCGTTCTTTCCGGAAGGTTTGCTGCTTCCCTGACATAATCTTCCAATTCTTCGTCTGGTATCAGGATTCCTGTGCCAACCATATCTTTCAAGAATGTTGACAGTTTTGTAATATCTCTCTTATCAACATCGCCATGTGATAGCTGTGGATAATCTTCAATCCCATCGAAATGGGAACCATTGATATCTATCAACGAAGGAATGCCCTGGTTATTGAATGTCTCGCAAATAACATCTAAAAAAGCTCCGAGCGCAACAGAAAACAATTCTGTCTTGTCAGAGCTTAGTGCGAAGCTTCCAGTCTTTTCATGTCCAAGCATAATAAAATCTGCAAGGACTGTCTGGGCAATCTTCGTGTCATATCGGTTTATGATTGCGTTGGTATCGAACTGTCTTGTCCCTCCGGTGCTCAGAAGTTCTGCTTCGTATCCATGCGGAAGAACAAGCCCTTCAGATTCGTTTCTGCGAAGGTTCTTTACCATGGTAATAAGCGCTCCATTAATCTTAACCAATTCGGGATCTTGACTATCCCATATTTCTAAGCCTTCAGGAGCATGAATAACTGGCAGACCTGCAAGATCACGCTCAATTCCGATAGCTTCTATCTCCTGAATCCTTCTTTTGAAATACCAGGATCTGTACGCATTTCTCAAAATGCTCCGCCCCTCCGGATTATCTTTGGCACTTTCCGTTCGGAACAGCATTGCTTTACTGATCGGAATAGTCAGCAGTCCGTAATCAGGAGGCGGCTGTTGTGTCATTCCTATGAGGTTATCATTATCATCGTATTCCCAGCGATATAACGTATCCTGTGCTCTCGGAGGAAGTTTCTGCCAGCCTATCAATCCATCAGAGTATTTGCTTGATGATCTCCGATTCTTTGTTTTACCCATTCGGCGCTTATATACAATCTCATGGAAGCTCCAACCGTAAGGTAGGAATGACAGGATTTCCGAAATGGTATCTGTCCATGTGGCCTGCATGTCGTCCATACAGCTTTCAACAAACTCTGCAGCTTCTTTGTCTTTGGCACTGTCACCTCCCGGCTCTACATGCCACTCAACCTGCCGGATCATCATCTTAATTGCAAAAAGAATGGCTCCAACGGTATCGTCATTCTTTTCCATTTCCTGAAATACTTTTATGCCACGCATTCCAGACAGTTCTGGAAGAAATTCCTCGTAAAACTGTCCTTCCCAGCGTTTCTGTCCAATCCGTCCATACTCTTTCATCTTCATCACCCCTCTTTCCGGCTATATCAGCCCCAATAATTGTCTTTTGTCAGCTCCTGCAATTCTTTAACTCCAGGTGCTGTACCTGTGTGTTTCTTGATCTTTCCGAGATACAATGCCAAAGCAAGAGCATCTGCCCGGTCAGGGGAATCAAGACCCCTTTTCTTCATTTCTTTTTTTGATTCGATTTCAAGCTTTCCGTTACTCGCCATTGTATATTTTCTGGAGGAAAGCTGGCCGATTGTCTGCTCATCGTCTTCAATTACAATCTGCTTGTTATCCAGAAGGTCTCGCATACTGGCCCACATGGCGGTGGTCAGGTTATTGTACCTTTCAGCTGCGTCTTTACCCGCTGCCGTATCGGTCTCAATCTTTTCTGCTGCATTTATCGGAATAATCTGCATCTTGTGAAGCTTCTGTTCTTTCCGGACTTCCTTTAGTCGGTCGGTAACACCTCCACCAAGGCCGGTATCATCAATCTGTACATACACCTTGCCTTCATACTTTGAATATTCTCTGTATATCTTCTTGAATTCCTTTACGATGTCACCTACAGTGGCCATCAGGTTCTGTCCTCGCCTGTTTCGGACTATTTTGCAATGACCATGATAATTACGATATATGATCGTTTCATCATCTCCGAAACGGGCCACATCCACCCCCAGTGATACAAACTGCATCCCGTCCGTATCATCAAGTTCTAGCAATTTGCTACTGCACTGCTCGATCAGGCTTAACGGAATAAATACATCATCTTCCTGATTCGGAAATTCTCCACGGACACGGACACGCACTACGTTTGAATCCCATCCATACTTCCTTATGAGCGAATCAATATTTTCTTTGTTTGTTCTGCTGCTGTCTGCAGATGATACAGTGTGGCATTTATACAGTGCCCTGTCTCTGGTATGTGAATCATAAAATGTTCCAGATGTTCGTGTTGGGTTTCCGCACAGAAGAAGTTTATTGTTTGCTCCAGATAAGGTACCAAGGATAGCCTCCATGATCGGATCCGCAACACCGGAAGCTTCATCAACGATAAAAAGCATGTTATCTTCATGGAAGCCTTGCATGTTCTCTGGCTTTGTAGCAGTCCTGGCAACACCAAACCAACGCTTTTCATTGCCGACCATATAAACATAGGTCTTTGTCCATTTCAGAAGCATGGAGAGCAACTCAGACTTGCTCATCCACTTAGAAATCTCAGACCAGAGGACATCGTGCAACTGCTGTTTGGTTGGTGCTGTCGCAACGATTCTTGGATATGGGAAACAGGTAATAAACCACAGGAACACTGCTGCCTCAAGACCAGTCTTTCCTACACCCTGTCCAGATTTAATACTGACCTTCGGGTTTGCCGCCAAATCTCTTGCAGCTTCCGCCTGCCATTCATCAGGTTCAAAGCTGAGCACCTCCCGGAAGAACATAACCGGATCATTTCGCCACAGCGGTATGCTTTCATCAAGGAATTCAGAGAACTGAATATCATCCATCTTTGTTCTCTCCTTCCCTTGCTTTTACCACAGCTTCGGCCCATGCACGAACAACCTCATTGCCCTTGCTTTCTCCAGCTATCTTCTGCTTTTCAAGTCTCAGCTTCGCAAGTGCTTCAATAGCCTTGGTCTTCTTTGACTGTACAGTTGACAGCTCTTTTTCAAGTCTGGCAATCATATTGTCCTTGTTTTCCATTGTGGTTTGCATGTTATACATATCTCCCGGCAGACGTTCTTCAGCAGATATTTTCTTCTCTATGCGTTCTTCATAGAGATGCTTATCCTCTTCTGTTTTGAATGTCCTTTTGCTTTCGCTTCGGTTGAATCCATACAGGGATACTTCACCTTTCATGTTCCGGTATTTATTGATTGCAATCATGATCCTTCTTTCCCTCACGGCAAAGAGCTGAATCTGTTCGATCAGGAGCATTTCTTCATCCATCGGGATATCTTCGATCATATCTTTTTCAGACTCATCAAGGACATCCCAATATACAGAGGAATATGCTCCGTGTTTCTCTGCAATCTTATCTCCCGGTTTCAGTGGACCGCCTTTATTTCCAACTGCATTTCTGTTTCCAGGCTGTCCACCTTTATGGCGAGCGTTCGTTTTTTTCTTTTGCGAACGTTCGTTTTTCTTTCCTTTTGTCTTTCCGTCCCAATTCTGTGTTGATTTCCACCGCCGAACTGTGCTGGCCGGGACGTCCAACTTCTTGGCAATGTCAACAAGTTTCATCCCGTTCTTATACATTTCCTCAGCTTCAATGCTGTTGGGACTTCTTGCCCTTGCCAATGGACACCCCTCCCCTCCATCATCTTATTTCGGCATATGCAAAAGGGAGAGGTTGCACTCCCTCTCCCCGCTTTCTGTTCTATATATCGTAGAACAATATTAAATTTTTGTGATAAATTCAGCTTTTGAATAGCCTGTCACCCCTTTTGTCATCATCTTCAAAAAGTCTTCTTTTGAGAAATCAGACAATCGGAAGATCTCTTCCGGCCTCATTCCAAGCTGTTTGCTTATTTCTTCTACGGTTTTGCCATCGTCCATAAGTTCTTTAATGATTTTTTTCATCGGTTCGAGCAAATGTGTACCTCTTGCCCTGTTATGCGTGACAGTACCGTAAATATCCTCTGAATGCTCCTTGTGCTCCACAACAACCACCGGTACTTTTCCGTCGAGTTTAGAACGTAATGGTTCCATTCCTGCGACCGTCCATCTGTGGAATCCGTCAATAATGGTCATGTCGGGACGAACAACAATAGGAAGTGTCCATCCGTTTGTGAGAATAGATTGTATGAGCAGTTTCAGATTCTCTTTCGAAACTTTGTTCGGGTTGTAGTCATTTGGCTTTAATGAATCCCTGTTTACCCATTGCAAGGTAGATAATGGTGCTGATAATTTATTATCCATGTCGTTCTCCTTTCTTCGCATCACTGATGTAACGTCCATATATTCTCTGGTACAATGCCCGGAATGCCCTCATTTTGGGATCACCGGATATCAGTCCTTCGTATATATGCTTATAATCTGCATCTGTTGCTATGGCTGATACCGACATAAAGAAGTTGCGGTATCGTTCTGCCACATGCCTTTTATGCGGAGTATCAAAGAATACGTCCATGTGGTTAAATAAATAAATCAGCTCCTGCCGATAATCTTTCTGTTCCTGCCCTTTTTCAGCTTCTTTCCTTTTTCTGGAGCTTCGGCCGAACATCTCGCTGTCCCAGTACAGGGCTGCAAGATAGGCATTTGGTTCTCTCCGAATGATCCTCTCCATGAGGTCCGGATAATATTCATTCATCTTCACGAGGCTTCTGGCCGTATCAACAGAAAAGAACTGAGATACTCTCATCTGCCTCTTGCTTGAACCAGACTGCCAGAGAAACAGATATATCTCCGGGATATCGACATGGTTTCTCAGAAGAAACAGCCATACATCATTATCTGTCCAGTCATAGATCGGAAATACCTGCTTTTTCGCAGTCATTTTGTTCCCTGCTTTTGTCATTGATGCAATATTCTGAAGCCTCTGCACCGACTCTGCAGTTCGGATTCCAACCATTGTAATGCCTGACACAGTTGTTCTTGGCAGAAAATCCTGATAAGCATCGATCCTCGGCCGTAACAGCCTGTGGTTCCTTATTGCAAAGGAAGGTGGCTGCCGTACCCAGACATCCTGTTTTGTGGAATCCCAGCAGATAAAGGTTTCATCGTTCGACAGTTCATTGAAGCAGTTGAAGTGTTTTACTTCCACGCAAAACCATTCGAACTTCGCCCCCATCATCATAAAGATGCGGCGCCATTTTCTTGTCATATCTTCCATGCACGGAAATATTGCTTCTTCATCTATGAACTGTACGGTAAGCTGCTTCATATTGATCTCGCCTCGGTTGGCCAGATTCACCATCAGCTGTGCCACACACAAGCTGTCTTTTCCGCCACTGAAGGAAAAGAACACTGGCAGGCCATTTCCAAATACATTTTTTATTCGGATTTCCGCAGCCCTCACAACATCAATGTTTGATTCGCAGCGTTTTACAGCCATATTTTCTCACCGCATTTAGGGCAGACAACAAACCTTCTGGTCTCTGTGATCTCCGGTTCTGTTTCAGTGGTACTCTGTCCTTCTGCTGTCGAATTATCCGAAGTGTTCGGCTTTTCCGAACTGTTCTCCGAATTATTGTCCGGTGTTTCTTCTGGCGTTGCTTTCTGCCCTCTCTTTTCATTTGCCTCTTTCATCTTCTGAATCTCAGATTCATCCAATGTGCCGTACTCCGAGAGCTTGTCAGTCACTTCATCTGCATCAGCGACCATCTGCTGTAAAATTTCTTCATCATATCCAGGGATATCCAGATCCCCCTGCAGTTCCTCAAGGAACTCATTCAGGGTTTCCAGATTGTCAATTCCAAGAGCATAGGTCTTATTATCTGCTATCATAAGCTTCTTCTTATCATTCTCTGAAAGCCCCGTCTTTACATATACGGTTGCTTCCTGATATCCAAGGCTTACCATAGCTTCGTATAAGCCGTTGCCGATCAAGATCGTATCGTCTTCATCCACAACAATTGCTCTGGTCTGTCCAAACTTTTCAAGGGAGCGTTTCAGCTCTCTGATCTGCTGTTCGGAATGTATTCTAACGTTTTTCTTGGGATGTTTAAGGGCATCCAGCCTTTTTGTAGTAACGTTCATTTTGTCCTCCATTTCTGAAGGGCAATGGCTTCCGGCTGCAACCGGCTATTTGATAGCTTTTAAAAATTCTCTGGCTCCATCGAAATGCTGTGCTGCATTTTCAACTATGGTCTGATCAATGTCGTAAATTTCTTTCCAGCCCTGCTGTTCTGTCTCCATGTACTGTCTGGCAGGCCATGGATGTGTACCGCATAAATATCCTTTCTCCCAGTCATATATGGGCGGGAGCTTCACATCATAATAGTGAATGTATGCAAGGATATCTTCGTGCCTCCACTCTGCAAGAGGGCTGTATCTGGTGATTCCGGCTGAATTAGTGTAAATATTATCTTTTCCAACATAATTGCCGTCTGCCTTTCTGCGTCCGAGCAGAAGTATTTCCAGCTGATGCTCTTTATAATATCGTGCCTGTCCCCTGTGCTGTACGATATGGAACCACTGTGCTGCCTTATTGCTTTTATCCGGGAACAACATATCCGGATGCTTTTTCAGCCATTCCATATCCTGTCCGGTATTGATAACCTCAAGGCCAGAAGGTTTATTCTGCTCTATCCATGCAATAAATGCCGGATATTCCAGATTGCACCTTACAAGGACGCTCTGATCAATGCCGGCTTTCTCGCATATCTCTCCAAGTACCAGGGAGTCTTTTCCCGCACTCCATGCATAGGCTGCCTTTTTCCCTTTGCATTTCTCTTTGATGTCTTTCACTGTCTTTTTCACAAGGGAATCCAGTTCTTTCTTTGACACCGTCTCTTCAATGTGATCAAGCGCATTCTTCCAATCTTCATTATTTCGAACGGATTGTTTTCTACCGAGCATAGCGTCTCTCCTTTCCGGAAGCGGCCAAGGCGATAATTCCGCTCAACAGGACTGTCAGCAAGCTTCCTAGTGTTTTATATGGTCCACTATTCAAAACGCTGCCGTAGGCGAATACAGGAAGCCCTACAGCCAGTGCAGTAACCACACCTGCGATAATCCCTTTTGCATTCAGTCTTATCCCTTTCAGTGTCATGACTGTTGGAAGTAATGTTGACGCCCTCAGTGTGCCATAAAACAGAAACAGATGTGTCACTGTAATTCCCGGGATATTTGCAATCAGAATGCCAGCAATCAGAAGCACTGCCATTGCAGCTCTGGTCTTCCTGATGTCTTTTCCTCCTGCAATATCTGTCGTAAGCGAAGACACTGCGCACAGGTTGCTATCCACTGTAGACAGCAAGCCGGAAACAATCATGAAAAGGAACGGCAATACTGCCCAGGACGGGAAAAAGTGGCGGATCAATTCAAAATTGATGATTCCAAGGTTCTGTGCCTGATATCCTGCACCGGCTCCCATAAATCCAAGGATTCCCATTGACAGCGGAACCATTGCAAAAAGAACTGCTCCAAGAAGAAACGCTCTTCCCAGCTTCTCTTTTTTTACTGCAAACGCCCTCTGCCAGAAGCTCTGATCTCCAAACGGACCGGATAAAAGTCCGATTGTTGTCGGAAGCCCAAAGGCTAAGAAAATCTCTACTCCTTTTCCAGAGAAGAGCGTTGTGCAGTCTCCTGATATACCGCTCAGGCCCTGTATAATGCCCTGTGTTCCTGTATTTCTTACTCCGAATATTACAAATAGGCTACATGCAATAAGCATGAATACCATTTGAATAGCATCTGTAAGCATAGATGCTTTAATTCCAGAGAACAGCGAATAGGAAATTGCTATACATGCAAGCAGAATTGTCATGGTTTTGAACGAAATTCCTGTTACTGCACTAAGAATCTGGCTTCCCGCAAGAAGCTGAACTCCTGTTGACAGAACAGACAGTCCGATCAGCTGAAAGAGGTAAACTCTTTTCACTCCATCCGATTTGTATTTTTCTTTCATGTAACCAGACAGTGTCATTCCTTCCGGCATTTCCTTTCGTATCCTCTTTGCGAAAGGAATGAATATCACAAGGCAAAGAGCATTCGGGACCAGAAACCAAAATAAACCGACCCATCCGGTGGAATATGCTTTTTCAGTTGATACAAATAATGCCGGAGCCCAGATCCACGTTGCCGCAATGCTGAGAGCCGACATCAGCCAGTTTTCAGAACGGCTTCCAACGCAGAAGCGTTCCACATTTTTTTCTTTCTTTGTCAGGATCACTGTTGCCAGGATCATAATAACTGCATATACAAATAATATTGTTACTCCATTCATGCGTAATCTCCTCTAAAATATTTTAAAGGAGCATTCCCATCTTTCTATCCTTTCCTCCCTCCCAAGATTGCATTAAAAAAGCCACTGGTTTTTCCCCAGTGGCTCATGGCTTTTGATTAAAATTTTACTCGCATATCATACACCATTTTCGTTATTAAGTCAATGTTAAGTTAACAGTTTCCGTTATTCTGATTTTATTAAAAAAACTTCAAACCGTCAATTCCGAAAAACAGCGAAGATAAGCGCTCTTTCGCAATTTTGATATCTTCGTATACAGTGACCTTGCTGACCGAAAATTTTTTTGAAATTTCTGCAATTGTCATTGGCGTCTTTGATATGTAAAGGGCTTTAATAATCTTATAGCGTCTCTTATCTTTTTCCGATAATTTGCTACAATAGATACGGTATACATCAAGCATTTTGTCAATATGCTGCACCATGATAGCGGTTCTTTTGGCCGAAGTTTTGATGCTCTCCACTATGACCTTATCATCTTTCATGGTCATGATGTCTTCCAGTACCTCTGTAACCTCCCCTTCCTTGGACTTGTAGACGGCATTTTCGTAGCTCGCCTTTAAAGTTCTGTAATTTCTAAGGAGCAAATCGGTGTTATGCAAACGACGATCAATCTTCTCCTTCTCGCTTTTTCTCTGCCCTACCATCATTGCATCAGACGCAACCTGTGCGCCGGCAAGGGCAGCCTGCTGAATCATTGCATCAATTTCCTCTTTTGTCAGTGCTACGAATTGTACTTTTTTCTCTGTGTCCATGCCATACCTCACAAATATTTCTTTCCTGTTTCCGGATCCTCAAATCGAATTCTGTCGCAAAGTTTAAAATTAAATCCTTTTGCCAGACGTTTCACCATTTTCACGAACATATCTGCCTCGTTGTCTCTGCGTGTCCAGTCAGATCTGAAAACCTGCGTCTGAGGTTTTGATGCAGAGCAAATTGCATCATGAGCAGTCTTGTCCTTGCATCCACTGGCATTATAAAGTGTTCTGTCCATGCTGTCCCTCCCTCGATTTTTTTAGGAATCCACTTTTATATCCTTCCCATTGTTGATCGGTCATTCCCGGTCCCAGTAAGTCCCTCACGGTGTCAAGTGCCTGCTTTGTTCCACAGTCAGGACATATTTCTGTTTTCCGATCCTTTCTTGATACTGCTGGTCTGGTGCTGTACTGCTGCCCACATTCAGGGCATATCTTTCTTATTGCCATTGTCCCCACCTTCCATATCCAAAAAATCTTCGATGTTCATTTGCCCAGGTACGCTGTAGTTTTCCCAGTCAACAGGATTCCGGTAATAATGTGCAGTAAGGCTGTTCCAACATTCCGGTCCATATCCTCTTTTGATACTTTCCGGATCCGTCAGTTTCTTTCCGCACTTCTGGCATTTACTGTACATATGGGCTCCCTTTCTTTACTCGTCTGTATATGTTTCATACTCTAATCGAGATATTGGAATTACCTTTTCTTCCGGCACATTACACATATCCGCAATGCTTTTTTTCTGTTTGCTCACATATTCTTCAAGGTCGATAGTTTTTGCGTTAATATCAACATTCAGTCGCATATAACCATCGTCAAAGTTGTATAATTCTGCATCCAAGATTTTATAATATGTGCTGACACTGCACTTCATCGCTTTTCCTCCTGTTTTTCTTCTTCTCTTTTTCCACACATCAGCTCAATAAGCCACTTTTCCTGCTTAACCAGGTATTCGTACTTCCACTGGAGCAGAGCCTGATCTGCTATATGAAGCTGCATTTTCACAGAAGAAATTCTCATTCTTGTTTCATCGATCTGTTTCTGAATCCTCGCACAAATCTCTCCGTACTTGGATGCTTCACTCTCTTTTCTCACTCTTTGTACTGCTATCGCACACCATAATGTAAAAAACGCTCCTACTGTAGCAGCTCCTGCAATATAAAATAATACACTTCTCATTTATTCACCTTCTTTCTTTACTAATTCATCAATTTCATGCCCTATCGGTTTCCATAAATGCAGGCAGTTTTCAACATGATTTACATATTGGCTCTTCTTTGGGTGAATCTGATACGCTTCCTCTTCCTCGCCAAAGAAAACGTCTTTCAATACGCACATATCATTCCAGGTTGGGATATTGCATCTCTTTTTCGGTGAAACCGATACATGTTCGTAGCCATTCATGCAGTCCCAAATGACACTACTGGTTCCGCAATCTGGCAATTTGATCATTGCCGCATGCGCCGGAAATATCACCTGATGGTTCCAAATACGATGGTTTTCTAATATTTTTTCCAAGTTTTTCAAATTACTCGCCTCCCACTATTTTTTCAAGACACTCATTCCATCCATCTTCGTATCCAATTTCATACCCTGTTGCAGTTTTAGGAGCTTTATGTCTTTCAAGTTTTTTGCCTTTGCAATCCCATTTTATCTCCCGTAATATTTTCCACAATTTTTCTACTTCCGGAGATCTCCACGCAACCATACAATATGTATGTGCGTCTTCTGAGTAATGATAATAATTTCTCTCAAGATGTTCCCTGGCTTCTTTCTCTGTAAGAAACATCGTGTTTGGGTACATAAATGGTCTGATCGAAATACCAATTATCATGGTATCGTCATGTCCATTGTTGGCAAGAAATTCATTCACTTCCTGCGTTGACAAATCCTCATACACTTCTTCTCCATCCTCCATATACGTCAACTCGAAATCCTGTGTATGCCCTGTTTCAATTCTACAGTTTTCCCTATCGATATTGTTGCCTGGCAAGATGTTATCATTGAGATACTTCACCGTTTCTTCCGTTGTACTTGTAACTGTGCTTCCATCTACTTGCAAGCACAGCTCGTCCGGATCCTCATTATTGATCACACTCTCACTGCCTTTAATAACCCAGAAGCGAGGATCCGCTGTTCCTGTTGTGTCCTGAGTATTCATCTCAAGCTGTAATCTCTTCAGAAATTCTATATCTTCCTGCGAAATATCTCTTTTCTCCGTTGTATCTTCATGATACTGCAATGTTTTATGAAATATTGCCATCTTAATTCCTCCTCTCAACGCCCGCTCCGCAGCATGCAGAACAGTAATTCTGTCATAGACTTCGTTCTTATCCCCTGCCTGCAAGGCAATACAATTTCCAACTTCCAGTTTCTATCCTCGCTTAATGGTGTAGGATCATTGAATTCTTCCGTTGCTTCTCCCCAAAACGGAATAGCAACCATAATGCCGTAATAAGTTGATGAATCCGGGTGCTTTTCACTCATGTAATTAGCAAATTTGCCACTCCGGAAATCTGGCAGAATGTCTTTGTAACACGCCATCGTAGTTACAATGTAATTCTTTTCCCCGAAGAAATTCAAACCATTACCGCTATAAACATCCTCTTTGCAGCTCTTGATTTCATAGCAGGTGAATATGCCTTTTTCTATTCCTGACACAGAGCATTGATTCGCCGGAGAAAATTCCATGTAGTCCACCCGCCTTGCCTTCGGTGTCCATGGATCAATACTAACCTCGCTGGCCCAGTGCGAGCCAGCCCCTCCGAGGCGAGTATCTGTAAGTAATTTTCCGAGGAATTTGGTTGTTTCAGTTCTTGTCATTTTCTACCTCATATTGGGTTTTTTTACCTTAATTGTTTCTTGCAATTCAGGTTTTGTGGTGTTGTTTTCTGCCCACATGCGAAGTTCTTTTGCTCCTGGATTATCCTTTTCGATACCATCTGCCAAGTTGCGCAGGACCATAGAAATAATTCCGGCGTCTGCAGTTGCATATGGCGTAAGAGCTTTAATGATATTTTTACTGTAATAGTTCAAGCCTTCACTAAGCATTTCTGCCCCTTCTTTGTTTTTTCCTTCTTGGACCATTTTTCTGGCTCTAAGGACATAACTCTGCATACGTTTCTCCTTAATCTTCCTCATTTCTTTACCACCTTTATCCTTTTTCTTAAATACTCAGCATGTTGATTTGTTACAATATAATCTTCGCACTGCTTACATGTCATATCTCTATTTTTCAAGTTCCCATCATACCAATTACATTCGTCACAGACGAAGCAGGCTTTTATCGCTTCCCCTGCACAGTTATCTCCTGTTTCCACATTGTTTGCACAATGATTACAACGGCATCCTGTGCAGTGAAAAGCATAATCATCTCGGCTCATAAGCTTCCAGAGAGCATTTTTATACCCTCAAAATAGAAAATCCATTTATCCGGTTCTGACATCTGTTTCGGAAAATCCTTCCAGTATTCATATGCTTTTAACAGTAGACAATCAATGGCATGATTTTCTATATCATTCTCTGTCTTTAGCCACGCACAGTGTTCTCTGCAGTAATCTTTAACTGTCTTCAACAATTCCGCTTTTCCGGCAATTTCAATAAACTCTTTCATCAATGGATAGTAGTTAATATCTTCGATATCCCCAAATTGCGTTTTCTTGAAGCTTATCCCCCGATACTGTTTACGACCTGTCTGATCTTTTCCGATAAATTCAGATCTGAAATTATTACTTGCGGGCTTAAAATCCTCAACCTTGCATACAACACTACATGCTTGATACATTTTTATCTCCCTTCCTCATCAAAATCCAGATCAACTCTAATCACATCTGTGTTTATTGCAGATAGAGATTTTACCTTTAAATCGTAAAATGGTTTCAACAGTTTTGAACCGGCACTAAATTCATCGTAATCCTCCCAGTTTCTTCCTGGATGGCATATCTGGACTTTCTCGTCGCTCTCAACATCTGTGTCAATTGTTGCCAATAAATCAATCAGTCTCATATTCTTCGCGCTCCTCCGCATATTCATAGCTATCCATCATGTCGCACCGGTTATCACAACCGCCTTGTTTCTCGCAGCAGATGCAGCATTCTGTTTCGCCGTCCGGGCATTCTAATTTACATCTTCCCGTTTAGTCCTCCTTATATGCTTTTAAACGCAGCTTTTAAGCTGTTATTATCAATACTCATAGTCAATGCATTCATCCAATTCTGAATAATATTCTCCATCAAAGCCTTTTCTCATTAACTTCTCCCAACAAGAGAAGCATACAAGTCTAAATGCTATACCATGACAATCTCTGGTAAAATCCATTTCACCGCGTTCTACTTCTTTATTACAGCAAGGACATATTCGAATATCTCTTTCTATCTGTCTGTTCATTCAATCAAATCCCTCTTTCCTCATAATTTCTTTTATGCATTTCTCACAATAGCAACCTTCCTGCCCCTCTATCTTGTATAAGAAGCACGTCCAGTGCCTGTTCCAGATGCCTTTATCGTCACATCTTTTGCAACTACCTTGCCCGTTTCCCTCACACCGTATTATTTTTAACATTTATTCATTTCTCCTATATGCTTTTGGACATATTTTTTAGACTGTTATTGTCAATAGTGGCGAATCATAGGAATCGATTCCATATCAATTAGCCTCATCTTTTACCTCCAGTTTTCTTAAATCATCAATCAACCAGCTTTCGTCTTCTGCTTCAATGAAATCAAACTTTGCATTTGTTATGCCCTCTAAATACAAATATTTGTATGGGTTTCCGTACATAGACTCAACTTTTCTAGCAAGATATAGTTGCCCTCTTCCATTTCTCAGCATATAAGTCCATGAAGGATCCAGTCCGTCAAGAAAACTCTTTTCGTCTTTTGTAAGTTTAGGTTTTTCTGTAATATATTCCTTCTGTAACTTATCATCTTTTTTCTCATTTATTTCACATACATAATTTGTAATAAGGCATTTATTGTTTGCAGTCACTCCTGCAATAGCTCTCAGCAGATATCCCGCAATCTGTTCTTTTTTTACACTAGATTTTTCCGAGCATTCAACATTAATTGTTATCTTAATATTTTTTTCTTCCATAACGCCATTTCCTCCTTGCTTCTGCTCTTTTCATGCGATGAACTTCATTTTCCAAGGTATTCACCTGTTTCTGCAGGTCATCCACATCGACCAACAGGTAAAAATCCGGCTGGACCAGTCTGGTCGGGCCTACATTCATATTCATCTCTTTGTGCAATTCCTTGCACTTGTTTTCTCTCTCATGCACCGCTTTATATACTTTCATCATCCACACCTCTCAAGAATTTCTCTACAAACCCGGTCATATTCCAAAAGTAATGTAAGATCTTTCGTTCGGCTCAGTGGCCGGTCTACAACTTCAACGTAAAATTCTTTCCGGATCATCTGACCGTAGCTCGCAGAATTATAAACATCCTGCTTTTTGCAGCTAATCAATTCAGCTACTTCGGATCCAGTGATGGAGTACTCCATCACTGTCCCATTCCTTTTGCATAAGTTATATAACGCCTTCGCCATATTAATCACCCGTAATAAATTTCGCTGCATCCATCATCGGAAAACTCAACTTCTTCCAGCTTCCAACCATCGCGCTGGAATTCTCCTCGATATGCTTTTTCGTAATGGTTTTTTACGATTTTTTCAGCCTCTTGCATGTCTTTTGCTTTAACAATTCCGACTATAGTTTCGCATCGGAATCCATCATGCTGATAATATCTATACAAATTCATTTATTTCATCCCCTTTCAGCTGTGCGTGGCAATAAAGTTTTCCATTGCCCATCTGTTTCCAGTAGCAGCCACCTGTGCTCTGGTTCGCTCATACGGGCTGAGAGGTCTTCCAGATGTTCTCCTGGTTCCTTCTGCCGGAAGAAGTCCCTTCCGGCGAAGATTTGCAAGTTCCTCTGGTGTTGCGTCTTTGATATCTTTTACTGATATAATCTCGATCATATTTAAGCCTCCCTTATCGCTACCGGAAGCACCATAGCTTTCATGTCGCTGCCCTCTGCTTCCACAATCATCGGTGTTCGTGGGCTGGTGAAGCCCAGTGCAATATTGTCACAGGTGAAGGCTTTCAATGTTTCCAGGACCAGTCTTGAATCGAATCCCAACCGTATGGATTTGCATACGGTTTCCTGGAGCGGTACCTGTTCCTGATAGTCTGCTAGCTTATCCCGGATACTGATATTCAGCACATCGTCTTCTATCTGGAATACTGCCGGCTGCTTCTCTTCCGTACACATCTTTGCCCTGGTCATTGCGCCGACCAATGCAGTTCTTGATGCACATGTATTAATCTCGCCTTCGGTAAACATTTTCTGATAAGCAAAGTATTTTCCTTCAATCAGTCTTGTGTAAATGGTATATTCATCAGACTTGAATACCGCACTGTTTTTGGTATATGTAAGAGTCACATCATCAATCACGCCCATGGAGATTAACTTCTTGGCAGTTGCCTTCGGCACGATCAGCTTCATATCCTTTGCGCCTTCTGCTTTAACAGAATCTACTGCGACCATGTGCCCGTCCAGTGCGGCAAGGGAAACTCCGCTGTCTGTACCCTCAAAATAAATTCCGGTCATCTGTGTATTCGCACCGCCGTCAGCTGCTGCATAAATAACATGACTTATAGCCTCCATGATCTTTTTACCATTCAATTCCACTCCATCGGCTTCCGGATCCTCTGTAATATCAAAATTGAATTCTTCCGGAGGATAACTCTGGTATTTGTTTTTAATTGCTCCTATCTTGATCATAACTACATTCTTGTCGGTTGCGCTGATGTCGATTTCTCCATCCGGAAGATTTTTGATCAAGTCAAAGGCTTTCATTGGAATAATAAAATAACTGCCTTCTGAGGCCTCTAATTTGACCTTCATTGTAATCTCGGAGTTGGAGGCGATTAAATACCCGTCCTTTACCAGAATCCCTCCCAGAGCCGGAAACTGGTCGTTCTTCTGCACAATACTTTTTAATTTATCAATAACTCTGGCGATCTCATACTTCTGTACTTTCATCTTCATTCCTTTCCCGGAGAACAATACCATCGAGGTACTTCACCACTCCGTTTGAATATTTGATCCTGTAAGGTTCCAGTTCTTCCCGGTTCATGTACTTGTGTCCGTAAATCTTCTTCATATCCCGAAATACCACCCACGGAACCCGGTAGAATTCTTTAAATTCCAGAGATACAACCAAAAAACACATTGCCCCAAGCTTCATATACCTTTCAAAGCACGCCTGCTGTTCAGTGGTTACTACGTCCCTGCTAATCTTATCTTTGTCCGTATGCTTTGCATCAAACAAGATCATGGTTGAATCCATGAGAATTCCTTTGAAATCAGGCTGAGCCTGTTTAGTGAAACAGCAGATGAACTGCCCTCTGTTCCTGTCCATTGCCTTCAGTACCTTAAATGCTTCCGGAGTTTTATCAACTGCTGCAATTCCTCTTTCTTCATAGAATCTGGATGCCGCAAGTATCATTCCCTCAAAATGTTCTCCGTTAGATCTGCTCTGCAGACCTCTTATTGAACGCTTATAAGTATCCATTTTCTTCCGCTACCTTTATGAGTTTGTTTATTGTTACTGCTCCAATTCCCGGAATCTTATTCAGCTGAAGGAATGCGATAAACTCCTTTGCTCCCTCTCCGGTTTTTGGAACACTGGCTTTTCCACAATTAAAGCCCTCACTTCGTGCTTTTTCCACACGATCTTCCACATAATGCACAAGCTGTTCGTCTGTCTTCTTTCTCATTTCCACAGCTTTTTTATGAATAAGGTTTTCATCAGTTGTTCTTCTACAGCTTCTCTTTGCCATCTTCAATCTCCTTTTTATTTTCCAGGTCCGGCACCGGTATATTGTGACTAGTCAGCCATTTCGCAAAACAGGAATGACACATATGACCAAACGATGCCGCCCTGCCTCCCCTGACTGCCCTTGCAGTCAAGGTAACCATCTTGTTTTTATCTTCTGTCTTTCCACACAACATGCAGTTACCGCTGAGTTTTTTATTGACTTTCTCGCTCCTTTTACGAATCTGCAGCTCCTTCGGATAATCCCTGCGCATATTCTTCTCACCAACAATCGGAATCAGACTGTCTTTCATAAATACCGGTATCCCGTTGTAATCAGCTTCTACAACGATTCTCTTGATCCATTCGAATTCAGGAATCACTTTCTCTTTCCTGTGTCCTGTCTCGGCACCGATGATTATCCAGTTCAAATATTTCAGTGCGGAAATGTTTTCATCTATATCTTCGAGCAATGGCTCTATACTGGCGAAAGTGTTTAACAGGCTTGGAAGCTGGTATATCCGTTCCATGTCCTCACTATTCGTCACAGTTGTTCCGTACCACATATTCCCTTTCCCAGAAGGCACACCGTACTGGGTGTACCTTTTCGGATTCTTTGTGAGAAACAGGTAATTG